ACCTGAGCCCAGTACAGCGTTTTTCCGGAAGGCAACCGCTCCGGCCTTAGCTGCACCGAGTTCAGGACATCTACGAACCGAACACCGTCAAGCCTGAGCAAAAGGTTTCGGCGGGTTAGCTGGAGCTGCTTCAAGAAGTCAACCCACATCGCTTCAAGTCGATCTCGGTCAAGCTCTCGCAGAACCACCGTCATCGTGGCGGTGTGATACTGACCCCAGTAGTCGTCTAGGCTTCCATCTTCCCTTCGGATAGCTCGTATCAATGTATTCTGGTACAGTGTGGTTTTTCCAGCAGATTGGAAATAGAACGTTATCGCCGGCGCAGAAAGGTCAGGTTCGATACGGTCAGTTTCAATTAGCGGATAGTCCCTACCGGCGAGCCTTTTGGGCAGCCACAACAAAAGCCGGTTTTTAGCCTGTACTGGTATCGGAATCATATCGTCTCACTGACAGAACGTATCTGTATCCAGGAGGAAGCGGACCCGGACAAACACTTTTCAACCTGCTCTCAAGAACCGCCATGGAACCACGATCAAAAACGCTTATTCCAACATCCCTAGCCATTTCCGCGGCTGCATACTTATACCAGGGGATCTTTCCTGTAATCCCTAGTATCCGAAGACCAGTTAGGTACAGAACGCAGATCAAACGCCTGAGGCCAGAGATTTTCCATTTCAAGCATTATCGCCTCCTTTCTAGATTTCACGATATACGCAACCGCATTGACATAAGTTTCTGCCTCGCCCTTTATCGCAGCTCTCTGATGGACGTAGACCCACGGATTTCCCCGAACAGCCGCTATATGATCCAATTCTAGAGAAAAGTCCTTAGCTACCGCCGCGGATGTGTCATGCTCAATAACCAGCTCAGCTCGTATTGCTGAACGCACTGGCGAGTCCATGTTACGATCGCCGCGTATGGCAGACTTTACAGATATCGGTTTTTGTCGGTCGCCGCGTATCGCCGCTCGCGAATATATGTTCCGGATGCGGTTAGACGCTATAGCGGCTTTTGTTTGCGCATTTTTCGCTCGCTGTGTACGGATAGCGGCTATGTGATAGCACGATTGAGCGCGCTCGTATTCCCCATCCACTTCGTAGTATTTTGCGAACCAGTTCCGGCAAAAGGGCATTATGGTAACAGCGTTAGAAATCGTACCGTAGTTGGGCGTGTCATACGCCTGCGTCAGTATGTAGATCTTGTTCGGATAAAGTTTCACGGTATATACTTTTCCCGAAAACGATTCGTATGCAGTACATTCTCGGTATTCGGGAGTTCGGATGGCAACCTGCTCATAATGTATTATAGAGCGACCGCTGGTTTCGCGAGGAATTTTGAAGATCCAGTAGTATGTTCTTCTATCTGTTATAGCGCCACCAGGCCATGCAGCCAGGTCGTTCAGAGTTGATCGAGAGTATGGACCGCCATCTTTTATGTGCGGAATATACGTCCAGACCCATGTCCGCGCTGGCAAATTTCCCCAGAACTTTGCGTCATAAAAGGCGTTATACCACCAGTATCTGTCGGTGAATTTGGTTGTAGCCATCGATATTACCTCAAAGATATCTCTATTAATTTAGTTTCATAGCCCGTGCCACTGTCTCTCCGACCGACCACCGCAAAAATGGCCTTTTCAATGTCGTTCGCAGTGGGGATAACAGCTTGCGCTGACTCTATAGTGTCGTATCTCGTCTCGTTCATGATCCAAGTGTCGCCTGTGTCTTTAGACCACCAGATCTCGCTTTTTCCGTTCTTGTAAACTTCTGCCAGAAACACCGGTCTGCTTGAATATCCCGATACCACCAGCCTTTTTACATACGAAGACGCTCCGAAGTCGTGTATAAGCCCCCATCCATCCTCTCCCAGAAAATCGGTTCGCCATAAGCGCGACCCCGCACCCGCTATGACACACACCGCGTTCCCCGCCACCACCGGCTCAAACGACGATTCGATGTGAGAAAGGTCTAAAAGAACTTCCCATCCGTCCCCCGTGTTAGGATATCGCAGTTTACGGATAACTCTGTCAAACCCAACCGCAATAATATACCAGTCAAATTCGTCCATCGGGACTATAACAGCAGTATACGCCGGACACGGCTCGTTCAAATTCATCCTTTCCCAGAGAAGTCCTGTGTTCGTAGTAATCCACCAATCGTCGTCCGCCGAGAATAACGCTATCCCGTCGTCCAGATAGAAGATATTGTAGATCTCAGTGTCGTGTGTGTGCACCGGTATGTAGTCTACACCATTTAAAGTGCGGTAGATGGTGTATTTTTCTCCACCATCTGGTGTGTCGTTCACAGCAAGAACTATGTTAATCCGATGATGTATGCTCCATACGCCTATGAGCCGTTTCCACGGGAGCGGGTTTGAGGCTGTCCAGCACGAGCCGGCAAAACTTACTAGGTTCTCGTCAACCGGTGTATCAAAAATCATGTCGCCGGCTGACATGACCAGCTCAGCGTGCTCGCCATCAATATGCGTCACAGCGCCTCACCTTTTGGTTTCGCTATACGAGCTCTCATTTTAATCGCTATTGCCGGCGCATCTCCTCTCACCGCCGCGACCGTGTAGCAATCAAGGTGTCCAGCTCCGACGATCCAGGCAATGTGGTTACAGCGTTTCTCGAAAGTCTTCGCCAAAGCGGCTTTTGACGTTACGTGCGCGAACCGATCAGCGCGTACAGCGGCTTTAGACGAAACGGTTCTGTCGCGTTCTGCACTGATAGCGGCGTTTATATCCGTTAAAGACATGCGCTCGGACAAAACGGCTGCGCGATAATTTATGTAAGCTATCCGATCGGCCACGATCGCCGCTTTGGAGAATACTGGACGTATCACATCTGCCTGTATCAACGCAACCGAATCCAGATACGCAACTCTGTCCGCAGACACCGCCGCTGACGTTCTGATATCTATCGAAGAATCTCCGCGTATCGCGCTCCGCATGAGCGCTGGCAACGACCTGTCACCGGCTATGTATGCTACGGTGTAATAGTCGAGATATGATAGCTGTATTTCCCAGTCTATACCCGCCGCAAAAAGTTTCGGCAGGACTTCCTGAAAGCTGTCCATCCGGTTTTTGATGTTCCTCAGAACATCTACGTTATCCGATGAGATTATGACGCGAGCCGGCCATACCGTTCCCAGCGTCACACCGGTCCGAACACCTGCCAGAAAGTTCAGAACGTCCAGAGTTTCTTTATAACCACCACATCCAACAAGCACGCTTGTGTACGTCTGTAACCTGGATCGATAATTTTCGTCGCTTTCGCCGGTCAGCCTTGGCAGGTTGTAAATTTTCCCCCAGATATTATCAAGATCAGAACCTTTCGCGTACTGGATCTTGTTCATCAGGCCAAAAACCTGTATCGCCATTTGTAAGTAGTCAAACCGGTGCGCCAGAGCGTTATACCACGTGTCTATAACCGGCGGAACAGCGGGCCGAGCACGGACGATACGGGCTACCGTCTGCACCGTCAGAGACCTGTCTACCGGTGGTGATTCTCCAAGATATTCGGACCGGTTGTAAAAGCTGGTATCGTATCTTGACATAACATGCCCTACACGAATGGCGTTCTGGAAGCTATCAGAGTACTATCCGGTAAAATTTTCAGATGTATCACGTCTCGAATGCCCACCACATACTCCACCGCATCCCACTCAGCCGGCGAGACGTCTCCCACAGCGTTCCCGCAGACAGGGCATTCCGATATCGGGTCCACGATGTAAAACGTTTGCCCGCAGCCTCTGCATGTTGTCTGCATACCGCGGATCACTGAGCAATCCCTGTAAATCACTATATCTTCTGGGCGAACACCACGTACATCGAGACAAACCGGTAGCGCGTTTGACGGTGGCATACCGATTTCGCCGTATCGAGATATCTTTTCAGAAAGGCTGTAATCCATCGGCACCCATCCAACGCTGACCAGACCGTCTGGAGCAGTGCCCCACAGGTTTGGTCGACCACTTGTCTTATCAAATTCGTACTCAACAGTACCGTCTTCATATTCACGATACCAGTAGTACATTGTTGGCATCTTCCAAAGGTTTGGCCCGATGCGTGGCATGTTCCGCCCACCCAGAATTTATATCTCTCTCCACTTGATAAAGTTCGTCATAACCGACTTTTCCCCAAATGTTGTATCCGGTTTGATCTCAAGCTGATGCGTAACGCATTTTGTGAGAGTCGCGCCACCAGGTACGTACACGGTGGTGTCAAAAACCAGCGGGTTCGCGGCGGTGTATGTGTCCGCATCTGCCAGAGGCGTTGTCTGACCCTTGTAATACGATATCCCGTTCACCGGATCTTTAATACTGTATCCCGTCAGTCCCTGGATTCCTCCCGCGGCTTCAATCTGGTCCACCGGTATGCCATGATCTCCCTGATCACGCAGCGCTACCACGACTCTACCAGATCCCAGCCCCCAGTCCTGTTTGTATGTACCAGGTGTTCCCCATCGCCAGTACGATAGCTGGGAGTACGAACCTCCTGTGATTTCCGCACCGGTGTACACCCAATACGAATAGTACGTTTCTCCCGACGGAGGAACGTTGTTCGGGTAATCCAAGCCGGGATCTGGCTGGTCTATCGTGCTGTACCTCTGCGTGGTCACAACCTGTTTCTGACCACCGTAATATCCAACAATTTGCACCGTTGCTGCCATATTCTCACCATCATATAGAATCGATAACCGTATTTAAGATATCCTCTTCCATCCTGTCTAGAATTTCTTTACCTTCTGTGTCTGCGACCGGACCAAAAACCGGTCTCGGAGGGATTCTTGTAGTACCATGCTCGTTCATGATAACATATTCAGCGATTTCTGGCTTAAAAACCCCTACCTCGAACCCCATCCCATCCGGGTCCATCCGGATCTCTATATTATTTCGGTATGACCATGTGTCCCGTAGGGTCAGCCCATGACCTTTTCGGCGAATGGTAGATGGAGCGTTCGGCGGAGGCACGCCTGAGTCGATCTTCTTCTCGATCGCCTGCTTGAGTGCGTCGGCTGCGTTCAGAAGGGATTGTGAGAAGTCCATGTGAACCTCCCTACAGAATTATCACCTGTGTTCCACCAACCGGCAAAACAGATAGCTGTAGATACATCTGAGTCATGCGCCCCTTAGCTTCACCATAACCCAGTTTTGCGCCAGCAACGAGATTTGCGATGTCCGACCATGTCCAATCAGCTCCTGTTGCTGGATTGGTTGCCCAGTCGCGGGTATACTGTGCATACGAGGATGGTGGTGCTATACCAGATGCATAATACCTCGTTCCACCGATCTTCAGATACGGTACCACAACCGTGTACCCACTACCGTAAGATATTCTCACCACACCAACCCACTGCACGTTCGTGATCCGCCAGGAACTCCAGGTACCTATATTCGTCAACGAGAACCCTACATGCTTTCCTGAAGGGGATTCGACATATGAATTGTCACCATCATGGTTGAGATACTCGTTTACACAGTTATCCGCAGATGCACCAGACGGATACACTGTCACTCCTTCATTCTCACTAACACCTCGCGGGAACAGCAGTTCATTGCCCTCACTGACTTCGACATAGAACTGAGTGAGATAGCCATTCACGCCACTGTACCCAAGCGGTTTTACACCCGCCACAAGGTTATTAACATCGGACCATGTCCATGTGGTCCCTGTTGCTGGATTTTTTGTGAAATAGTGTGATATCGCGGTGTATGACGTACCTATTCTGAATTCTGGTGATAGATACCAATTACCTCCAATATATACACCAAGTCGTGGAGTTATGTTATATGTACCTGATGAAGATCTCATCACAGCAACGAGTCGCACATACTGTATCCACCCGATTCCGATAGGGGTTGGGTCTTGCAACCCAAATCCCACATATGCAGAACCGGTCCCGCGTACATATGTTGTGTCCCCATCATTTGCAGGATATTCATCAACGTATGAATATAGATCTGAAGTACAGTAACTACTGGAATCCACCTTTCTCGCATTAGAACATACAGCATCGGAAATGGGAAGAAGTGTATGTATCTGTTGCATTTCTAACTCCTCTGCGCTGTGAACGTGATCAGGAGCAGCTTGATCCCCGAGACGCTCGTCACGACAAAGTACAGGTAATCACCCGCCGAGAGCGAGACGCTGATCGAACTCGATGCCTTTGTGCTGGACGATATCGAGTACGAAGCGATATCCGTCAGCGTCGGGTGGTTCGCATACGTGGACTTCTTCACGGCTACCGTAATCGATCCCGACGTACCATCCACTGAGATCAGCCTGACCTCAGTCAGACGGCACGCCCACGGTACCTGAACGGCGCCCTGCATACCTGTTTGGATGACCGCGCCACCGCCGGAGATCAGGAAGTTGATGTAGTTCGTCTGGATAGCGGCTGCGACCGCCGACTCGGCGGGGATGGCCGTGGAGCTGCCTGGGAAGTTCAGCGTTTGGTCGACAGGCACAACGGTGCCAGGAGTATGCCGGCTGGTGGTATCATGCCGGCTAAGATTGAGATACTGTGTATGATGGTCTGACGTGGATAGATCGAGAAGGTCTCCGTGTCTTATCTGCGCGCCATCCCCACCGTAGTGATCGTGAGAATCACCGTTCGTGACACCTTTCGACGATGGCGCATACAGCGTGTCTGTATACGTCTTCATCGCAGACTTCAGGTTCGACCACGTTAAACGCTTAGGCCCATACGACGCCGCACTGTCAACAAGAAACAGTTCGTCAGCGTCCACCGGTGGGTTTTTCGAGTTCAGCGCGTGCACCAGGGAAGAAAGGTTTGACAGGTCGTTTATAGCGTCTCTTGCGGCTTTTTCGCTCGGTATTTTTGTATCTTCGGCCTGACCAGAAGGCCTAATAGTGGTCACTATCGCAGATGTGTTTATTTTTGCATCAAAATTTTCTCGAAGAGCGCGCTCGCTCACGACTTTTGTGTCTGACCCGGGAACGCCGATACTGGTTTTCAGGTAAGACAAAGGCATCAGTGTATCCAATTGCGTCCTTGTGGCCTTTTCGCTTGGGATTTTGTCATCCTCCGCCTCCGCGGCGGACCGAATGGTGGTAACTATTGGTAGATCCTGATGCGCAGTAACACCGCCTGCGAACATCCAGATATCGTCCTGAGTTATAGCCGAACATCCGGCTTGGACAAACACCGCTGCGAGGATAACGTGACCATCCGGCGCTTCTGGTGGCAACGGGTTCGTGTACTGTCGCCAGATACCGTTACCAAGCGGGTCCACCACGGAAGACGGTACCCCTGCGGTTACCACCAGCGAGCCGTCGGTGCTTCTTGTGATGAGATCGATACGTGATAAAGTCTGATGAGCGGTTTGTATGGTCACCTGACCAGCGTTTACGGAAATCTGGTTGTTATTGATTTTTATGCGACCGGAATCGATGTTTACATCCATGCTGGCTGGCGCGGTGGGATGAACAAAGTTCCCATCTACGACGCCGTAACCGCGTGTGGCTCTAGATATCGCTTCGATGTGCAGCGCCCAAATACAGTTATTGTGCTCAGGAGACAAATACTCTATATCAGCCATTCTGCTCACCCACAGAGGACCATTCTATACTCGATATGTCCGTCCTCCAGATCAACGCCACCGGTTACAGACTTTACATACACCACCACGGACGCATTGCTCTGGAAGTGGTCAGTAAACGATAACCGGTCACCAATTGTGACATCTTCCTTTGTGAACACAGTGTATTTTATGTCCTGATATCCGGAACCCGCTGGGACCGATGAGATATCGTATACTGGGAATAATATAATTTCTATTTCCTTGCTAACGGCCATTTTTTCAGGTTGGCCGTCTATATGGACAGCCTCAAGAGAAATCTGGCCTTTAACGTCACCAGGCACGATTTCAACATCTGGCAACGCATTTGGAGATATCACAAGGCTGCTAACCACCCTCGCTCCGTCTGAAAGCGCTACAGTTTCTTCGTTATCATCGTCGTCAACAAGTTTCACGGAGCACTCCGTCCCTATCCATCCAATGGCGATCCTGTAAGGGAAAGCCGGTGGCGTTTCGAGTTTAATTTCATCAGTCGAACCAGCGAATAATATAAAGCCGGTCTCTCTATACAGCGTAGCCAGAACCCTCGCCGGTTCAAATTCGTCAAAGTATATCGCCATAACCACAACCACTACCATATCGATTGTAGTCGTGCATCCCAACGCTAAATCTTGGTGCACGGTTCCTGGATGATTGAAAGATCGGTGTCAGCGTTGGTGAGATCGCTCTTCTTCTAAGGTCTTCCGCTTTTTGTCGCCAGTGCTCTATCTTCTGAGAAAGCGCTACCGAGGAGCTAGCCATCGACTTATCAACCGCATCGGCGTACATCGACGCTATTTTGTCGCAAGCATACGCCGCTGTGAGAAGGATATTACCCTGACCCTGTTGATAATAGATATAATCAAGCTCTTCGTCCGTAAAATACTTCTTGCTGGCTTCTTTTCCTATTTCCAGACGGATAGCGGTAATGGGCGCGTTACCGGTGTACGTTTCTCCGCTATCCTCCTCTGGAAGGCTGTCATAACTATTTTCCTCTCCGGCCACGCCCATCATCTCCTTCAGATTACGGAGACCACTCCACCTTGAACCATCCTGCCCCGGAAGTTCCTCCAGACCCGACAGTAAGAACGATATCGAACGCGCTCGTTGGGACTTTCGCTATAGAGACCACGCCGCTGCCAACGTCCTTAGGGAAATTCGCATCGGTTATAAACGCATCAACAGTCGATCCGTCACCGAGCTTCATCGTGCAGCCCTCGAACTTCTCTGTTATGACGTACCTGAGCTTAACGACCTCGGTTTTGGCTGCCAGACCCTCAGCAAACTTCGTTGTTCCAGCCGTCTTAGTCACGCTCTTTTCTGAGCTGTTCGGCGGCAGCGTAACGTTCAGAATCCCGCCCACGGTCAGGTCGCCGGTTACGCTCAGGTCGTCGCCAACAGCGAGATCTCCACCCACATCAGCGTTTCCATCCACGTCAATAGACCCTTTCACCTCCGCGGAACCCTGTACGAGCGCAGATCCCAGAATCGCCTGACCTTTTACTGTTATCTTATCTGCCACCAGATTCGCTATATCCGTGGCCTCTGCGTACAGCTTCTTGAACGCTACACGCCACGGCCAGAAAGTATCAATCGCCATTGTCACACCTCTCTGATGTACGTACCTAAGAGGCTCGGCAGTGCTGTCTCCCATCCAGCCATATCAGATTCCTTTATCACTTCCCCTCGGCTGAACTTCTTTGGTTTTCCGTTCAGCAACCCCTTGAAAGCATTCAGAACGACGTACTTTTTCATCTCATCGCCTCGCCGCACGACATCATAAATTTGTCATGGGGACGGTTTAAGGACCGACACCCTCCTCGAACCCAATAGCGTTCGCAAGCATCGCTCCCAGACCCGGAGCGAGAATCTTTGGATCGTAGCACTGGAACGCCTGATGGTACTCCGCATGGGTCCTCAGGTCCGGAACCACCGTGAAAGCCGTGTCAAACCCTCCCAGAGGCTCCGTGAAGGTAAGGTTTACGCCGGCTATGGGCTTCATTACTCCCGGAGTATCCACGTACCCGACCCAGACGTGCCCTCCATAAATCCAGTCAAGCTCTGGCGTATCCGTTGGAGGAGACTTGTTGTACATAGCTCTCCCAACGAGAATATTGTCTATTCCCAAAGCCTGTGCGAGAGCCGCCTCGTTGAGCTCTGTTATATTCCGTATCGTATTTGCACCAGTCTGATACCACTGAATAAGCTGCGGATGGATTCTAAGGGCCTCAAACACCTGCTCGCCCATCACAGCGGTGTTCGGTGTCTTGCCCGTGAGCTTCTTTATTGCAAGCTTCACGTCCCTGAACGTCTGCCTGGGATCGGACAGCGTATAATTATCGAACTTTACGAACTCGCCCTCGCCCGCACCGGTGTCAACGCCATTCCAGTTCGTTCCCCACACGTTAGAACCTCCGGTGTAAGAGCTCTGGAAGTATGCACCCGCGACCACTCTCTCCTTGTGTAGCTGCATGACATCCGTGAGGAAAGCCGTGGTTGCGAACGCCGGATCGATACCAGGATCAGCTATAGCAACTATATCGTCAGTCAGAGGAATCTCGCATGCGTATCTCTTGCACACGTACTGGATATGTGTGTCGAGGAAGATATCACCCTGCGGGAGAGCCGTACCGTTTCTCCACTCCTGTACATAGTCTGTGAAGAAGGTACCGATGCCCCATCTCGGAACGAGACCGCTGATCTGATCAACCTTCACGAGCGGGAACCACTTGTCTGCTATAAAATCACTCGGCTGCTGACGATACGCCAAAGACATGTCCGCATTTATGCGAGCAACCATGATCTGATTATAATCAAGTCCTTTATAGATGCTGGTCGTAACAGGTCCGTGGTCTTTCACAAACCTCTGTTCGACCGCACTGAGCTGTACGTACTTAGACATTGTAAATCACCACCTTACAGCACCGCCGGACCGTCAAAGAGCTTCACGCTGGCGAGCTGACCTGCGCTCGCGCCGAATACGCATATACCGTATGCGTATACGGACGTCTGACCAACCTTTACGCC